GCGTATTTTCCAGCCCGGTTATCCTGCAAGGGTACGCCGTGGACGACGCATTTGACACGGGCAACGTGAAACCGACCGAGGCTAAGCAGGGCGTCGACAGCCGCAAGTCCTCGGGCCGCACTCCGTACCTTGTGGTCATGAAAATTCATTTAATGCCGGACAGCCCTGCAATTGATATTTTCGACCAGTGGGCCGGCGCCATCGCCGCGGCCAATGATGATTTGCCGGCAAGCGAAGGCTCGATATGGGCCCCGTCCCTCGGCAAGGCATGGGCACTGTCGAATGGCTCATTGACCGAGTATTCCCCGATTCCGAACGCCAAGAAACTATTTGAGGCGCAAGAGTACGAGATAACTTGGGAAACTTCGGACGTGTCCAACGTCTAGTCGATTTGCCCGCCACCACGGGCGCAGGAGTTTGACATGCGACGAACTGAGCGGCTTGTAATCCCGGGCGTACGTTCCGAAACAGCCGGCGAGCGTGACAACGGCAAAACGTTCGTGCTCACGGAAATGTCAGCTTATGAGGGTCAAGACTGGAGTCTGCGCGCCCTCCTCGCACTGGCCGCCTCGGGCGCCGCGCTACCCGACGGGGCGCTTTCCACGGGATGGGCGGGACTTGCCGGGTTCGGCTTGACGGCCCTCCTACAGGCCCCCTACGGCGCCCTCAAGCCCCTGCTTGACGAGATGCTTACCCAAGCCAAATACGCACACGAGCCGAACAACCCCAAGCATCCGCTGACCGCGATCACGCCTGGCATCAACTGCCCCGTAGAGGAAATCAAGACTTTCCTGACGATTCAGCTTGCGCTGTTCAAACTCCATACGGGTTTTTCGCCGGCCGGCTGACCCCGAGTTACGGGCCGACCCTCCCCCGGAGGCGCGCGGCCGGCCTGATTGAGTACGCGAATTTACCCCCGATGTGTGGCGTGGTAATATCAGCGAACAAGGCCACGATGTACGAATTGCAGTCGGTGTACGGCGTGCGCGACTTGTTCAATCTCTGCGAGGTTATCGCGGTTGACGCATTCAACCGACGCGTGCTTGCACAGGATTCGCCGTAATGGCCTCGACCGTCATTGACTCCCTCGTCGTTCTCCTCGGCCTAGACGCATCCAATTTCAAGAAAGGACGCGAGACTGCCGAAAAAGAGACGGGCGAGACTGCGCGCAAAGCCAAGGCATCGGCCGACGCGATCACGAAATCCCTGACCGAGGTTGGCCGCACGATTGCGGGACTGTTCCTCGGATTCGAATCGGTGTCAGGATTCGGAAAGTTTCTCGGCAACCTGAACAGTGGCGAGGCCGCCTTGGGCCGCACGGCCGCCAATATCGGCATGGGCGCGCACGAGCTCAACAAATGGGGCAATGCGGCGAAACTCGCCGGCAGCGATGCCAGCGACGTACAGGCAGCATTTACCGAACTGACCAACGACGCCCAAAAGTTTTTTGTTACGGGCGAACGTTCACCGCTGATAAATACGCTGTATCAGTTCGGCGTGAATATTAAAGACGCCAACGGGCAGCTACGGAATCAGGGCGAGGTATTCGAGGAATTAGCCGATAAGACGTCAGTCTACGGACGGCAGTACCAGAACTTTGCGCTCAAACAGGCGGGCATCACGCAGGGGGAAATTAACTACCTGACGCAGTCCAAGGCATTGCGCGACGATCAATTGCGGCTCGCCGAGCGCAATAACAACGTGACCGACGACAGCGTAGCCAAGGCGCAGGAGTTGCAAGAATACTGGCGCAATGTCGGCACGCAAGTCGAGGCCGCGGGACAGAAAATTCTGACGTCCGTCACGCCCGCGATTAAGGGCGCGTTCGCCGCCGCATCCGATCTAATGGACGAGTTCAAGCAGACGGGCGGCCTCGATACGATCGCCGAAACGATGCGCGTCATCGGCCGGATTTTTGGCGCCCTCGGCGATAGCATTCAATATTGGGCCAAAGTCGTCAACGACTCGGCCATAGGCAAATATTTCGATTTCATGTTTAAGCTGTACGGCAAAGGGCTTGATCTACTTGACCCGGGCAAGAACACCACGACGCCCGCAGCGGCTACCGCTGCGCGGTCCGGTGCAACGCCTGGCGTGGTTCCTTCGGCTGACACCACGGGGCGTTACGTGCCGCCGGCCGGTAGCAAGGCGGCGCGGTTTAACAACCCGGGAAACATTCTCGACCAGCAGGGAAATGAGCGCAGTTACGCTACGCCCGAGAAGGGCGCGGCGGCCCTGGAAAGCGACTTACGTATCAAGATGCAGCGCGGTCTCAAAACCGTGGATGCGATCATTACCGCGTATGAGGGCGGCGATAACGTACGCAACGATATACCGGCGTACATCGCGGACGTGCGCAAGCGACTCGGCAAGAATGAACTGACCGAGGCCGATATCAAGCAGTTGGCGCGGGCCATCGCTATTCACGAATCCGGGCCGTCTGCCCGAAACACGGCCGCCCCCGTGGCCGGCGCCTCGACAACGGTGTCAGTTGGGCAAATTACGGTCAACGCCCCGAACGCCGATCCCCGTGCCGTGGCCGACCAAGTGCCGGCGGCGATTCAGCGTAAGTTCTCGGTCTCGCAGGCCGACACGGGTCAATCATGAGCACGTCGTTTATTACGCAGGGATGGGGCGCCGGCCTCGGGATTCCGATCACGGTGGCGTTGCCCCCGTTCCCGAACGTGGCGTCACTGCCGGGCGTTCCGCAGTTGGCCCGATCATTGCTGATAGAAGCGCTAGCCCCGCCTGCCCTCGGATTTGCGGCCAACCCTGACGTGCTATGGAGGGCCACGCAGTCGGCGCCCGTGTGGGGCGTATTTGACGAGAACAACAACCTTGCTGTGAATGCTGACAGTGTGCAGGGGTTCGATTGGCGCAAAGAAAATCGAATACCGAATTTCCCGGTACAGGCCGGACAGTTCGGCACGTACAACCGCGTGGGGCTGCCGTCCGAGGAATCCGTGATATTGAGCAAGGGCAGCGCGAACGGCGAGGGGCTGGCCGCACGTACTCGGTTCTTACAAGAAATCGATGCCATCGTTGCGCAATCAAACATATCCTTGTACACAATACGCACTCCCGAGAAATCATATGTTAACGTCAGCGTGACACGCGCCGAAATGTCGCGCCGTGGCGTGGGCAACGCGAACTATATTGACGTCGAACTTTATTTCATTGAAATTGTCCAAGTTGCCGCGCAGTACAGTACGACCACGGCGCCGACCCCTAACGCACGTGAGCCTAGCGCGCTACCGGTTACGAATCAGGGTTTGAACAACCCGCAGACGCCGACGACGGCGGTACAGAAATCAGCGCTGGCAGCGATCACGCCGCCCGTGCCGACAGGTTAAGCCCCATGCAGCAAATACCCTTGAGTGCGGTATCTTCGCAAACTCTAAGCATCGTTCTCGGCGGGCAGAGTTGCCAGATTGCAGTATATCAAAAGCAACCGATAGTCGATGAATACGGGGTCGCTGCGGGGCTATTTTTTGATTTGATTGTGGGCGGCGTACCGATCATCAATACGGCCCGCTGCTTAGATCGCACTCGACTACTGCTTGACCGGCAGTACTTAGGCGTGGCCGGTGACTTCATGTTTCTGGATACGGCCGCAACCGAGGGCGGCCCGCCGACGTTTAATGGCGCGCCTCCGTATTATACGGGCCTCGGCGCGCAATTCGTATTGCTCTATCTTGAGGCGTCGGATCTTGCCGCCCTCTAATACCTACGCAGTAAAAAATCTACGGGCCACGTTCACGCTGGCGAATAGCAATGCAGTGTTCCCGGGAACAACTGCGAATCAGCTACAGGTGTCAGGGCTGCGCATGTCTGCGGTAGTCAAGGGCGCGGGCCTGCCGGCGTTCCCTGAGGCATCGCTTCGAATCTACGGCATGGCGCAACAAGACATGAATGCCTTAGCCGTGGTCCAAGTGTTAGTTGGCAAGCCGCAGTACCAGCGGAACATCGTGCAGATTGAGGCTGACAGCGGCGACGGTTTTACGTTCGTGTTTTCGGGTCAGATTATCCAGGCGGGCCCAGACTATTCGAACTTGCCTGACGTGTGCCTCTATGTGCAGTCGGTGTCCCTCGGTCTCGACCAATTGGCGCCCGCGAAACCGACATCATTTCCGGGATCGGCCAACGTGGCCGACATCATAAGCGGGCTTGCGTCAGGCATGGGCCTTGCGTTTGAGAATGACGGCGTTACCAGTACACTCACGAACGCATATTATTCCGGCACGCTGGCGGATCAATTGCGTACCGTCTGCAAGGACTCGGGAATCTATTACGCAATTGAGCCGGCGACCCCGAATCTATTAGTCATTTCACCGGCAGGTGTGCCGCGGCAGAACTTGACGAAATTTATACTGACGCCGACGTCAGGGCTTGTCGGGTATCCTGAAGTGCTCGGCAATGGATATCTTAATGTCCGTTCTGTTTTCAATCCCTCATACCGGATGAACGGACCAATTACGATTCAAGGTAGTGACGTGGTTATCGACAGTTCGCTGCCTAAAACGCTCAACACGTTGGCCGATGGCGACTGGATCATAGGGCCGCTGACGCATACGCTCGAATGCCAAAAACCGGGCGGATTGTGGTTTAGCGACCTACGGTTATACCCGGGTAATGCCCCTCCCCCCCCTCTGTCATGAGCAACGTAGGTCAAGCCAATCCGTTTAGCGATGCGAGCGAATACAACACGCTTGATTTCGTGATCGCCCGCGCGACCGAGAAAATGCAGACAGTCTCGCTTGTACGCGTGGTTGCTGTCGATACGGTCGCCAAAACGATTGACGCTCAAGTGTTGGTCAATCTCGTGACGGGCGCCAATATCTCAGTACCGCACGGCGTGATTTCGGCGCGGCCTTATTTCCGATTGCAGGGCGGCACGTCAGGAATAATCCTCGACCCAGTTATGGGCGACATCGGTATTATGATGTTTGCGTCGCGTGACTCCTCGGCCGTGATTTCAGCCAAAGGACTGGCAAACCCGGGCAGCCAACGCCGTTTCTCGTGGTCAGACGGCATTTACTTTGGTGGCGTCCTCAACGGCGCGCCCACGCAATACATGAAGTTCTTGCCGGGCGGCGCAGGTATCAACATAGTATCGCCTGGTACTCTCACTCTTGCCGCGCCCACGGTTCATGCTACCGGCGCGGTTAATATTGACGGGGCTTTACATGCCGCAACTCTACATGCCGGCAACGGCTTTACGGGAACGTTCGCCACGGGTGACAGCCGAACTGTTACAGTAGTAGACGGAATTATTACAGGAGTTGCCTAAATTATGGCGGCGCCATTCTCAACACTATTACTCGACGTAGGCTCGTGGGACTTGACATTAGATGCGTTCGGCAACATCGCGCTTGCGGCGCCCCCGTATGCCCTGGCGCAGGATGTGGCGAGCGCATGCCGCACGGTGCTTGCGGAAGTCTATTACGATACATCGTTGGGCGTGGATTACTTCGGGTTGATATTCGGGCTGACACCTCCCGCGTCGGTGTTCCAAGAACAGTTCGTAGCGGCAGCGCTCACGATAGCAGGCGTTGTTTCGGCGACTTGTAATATCGAGGCTTACGACGCGGCAAGTCGGCTAGCGACGGGGCAAGTTTTGTTCACTGATATTAATCATCAAGTGCAGACGGTAGGGTTTTAAAATGGTCGACACTACAAACATCCCAACGCCGGTATTTACGCCCACAGGGCTTGTGCTGCCGCAAGAGGCCGCGATCCTAGCCGGTGTGCAGCAAGATTATAATGCGGCGTTTGGCGGCAATTTAAGTCCTGCATTGAATTCGCCGCAAGGCCAGTTATGCTCAAGCACGGCCGCGATGATCGCGAACGGTAACACGATATTCGCCACGTTTGTCAATCAGGTTGATCCGGACACGGCTACGGGGTTTATGCAGGACGCCATCGGCCGTATCTATTTCATGAATCGCAAACCGGCCGTGCCTACGACAGTCAACTTGCAGTGCGTCGGTGCGTTCGGTACGCCGATCGGCGTAGGCGCACTCGCGCAGGATACTAGCGGCAATATTTATTCGTGCACGCAGGCAGGCGAGATTCCCGTGGGCGGTTCGGTCACACTGCCATTTGCGAACGTCGTAGCGGGCCCTATTGCGTGCCCTATGAACACCGTAACGATTATCTATCAAGCAATCAACGGGTGGGAGTCGGTCAACAATTCAGGTGATGGCGTCATAGGTGCTAACGTCGAATCCCCTGCCGCATTCGAATATCGCCGGCTGCAATCGGTGGGGATTAACGCGCAGGGGTCAATCCCAGCCGTGTACGCCGCATGTTTCGGCGTGACAGATGTTATCGACGTATTCGTCACGCAGAATAATACGGGTTCCGTGATTTCAAGCGCCATCAATGGCAACCCGAATTCGACGAGTTATCCTGTCGCGGCCCACTCGATATACGTGGCTGTGACCGGCGGCGCGGCGCAGGATGTGGCGAATGCCATATGGGCGAACACGAATATCGGCGCGGCATATCAGACGGCAGCGGGGAGCGCGGGAGCTACACTCGTCTCGGAGACCGTGACAGACAACAGCGGCTATGCAATTCCGGTTCCGTCGTACACCGTGAATTTCATCAATCCCGCTCCAACGCCGATATTCTTCGCAGTCACACTAGCGGCATCAGCGTTGCTGCCAGCGAACATTCACGTCCTCGTACAACAAGCGATTATTGCCCAGTTCACGGGGCAGGCACAGGGCAGCTTACGCGAGCGTACCGGCTCGCAGGTTCTAGCCTCGCGGTATTTCGGACCTGTACAGGCCATTGGCTCCGAAGTTTCGATTTTGACAATTACAATAGGTTTCAACTCAAGCGTTGGTCAGGCATCATTGCAAATGGGCATAGATCAAGAACCGACAATCTCGGCCATCAATATCGCGGTATCGCCGTAATGGCCTGCGATCCAGATTTTGCTAATGTATCGTTGCTCCTTCTCATGGACGGGGCGAACGGCTCCAACGTATTCGTTGATTCATCGCCGAACGCGCTTACGGGCATTACGTCGACTGGCGCCGTGCAGTCGAATGCCTCGCCATTGGTGCCGCCTACGTGCGGCGATTTCGCGGCCGGCGGGTTGTATGTTCCGGTTGGCGTGCCGGGCGATCCAATGGATTTTGCTGGCGGCGATTTCACCCTTGAGTTTTTCTATCAATCAACATCGTCGGCGTTTCAATTTGTCTATGACAACTACGGGGGCGGTCAAGGTTTCATAGGTGAATTTAATGCGAGCGGCGGAGGCCGTATTCTCGTGCAACAAGGCGCGGGGGGCGGTTCCCCTGACGGGCCGCCCGGCACATTCAACGACGGCAATTGGCACCATTACGCATTGGTATCGCAGGCGGGAATACTTCAAGCTTTTATTGACGGTACGTGCGGTTCAGCGGGTACGCCGACACTCAGCACCGGCACTCCCGTAGTTAATTTTGAGGTAGTCCACGCTAGCAGTCATTTTGACGGACAGATGCAGGGATTTAGGATTACCAAAGGCATAGCCCGGTACCCTACTAGCACTTCCCTATCCAACACGTTCGTATTTACGCCGCCGACAGCGCCTTTTGGTTTGGCGTGCGTGGGGCCGGTCACTGTTCCGGATGTCGTAGGACTGGACGACGCCTCGGCACAGTCCGCTATTATCGCCGCAACTCTTACCGTGGGCACTGTCTCAGGGGTTCTTGACCCTTCGCCCCCGGGCACTGTTTTATCGCAAAGCCCCCTTGCGGGCGCCGTAGTTGCGAGCGGTAGCCCCGTCGATTTAACAGAGTCAACCGGGCTCGTAGTGCCGGACGTTTTCAACACGTCGCTGTCGGTCGTTGCGCCGTCCATTCTCGCCGCTGCGAGCTTTGTGGTCGGAGTAGTAACCTACGCACCAAGCGGCATTATAATCGCCGGCAACGTTATCAGTCAGTCGCCGGCCGCGGGAACGTTCGCCTCGGGCGGTTCGGGCGTCAATCTTGTCGTATCTACGGGGCTGCCGGCGCTGCGTGTGCCTGATATATTTGATTTGTCTCAAGCCGACGCTATTAATCTTCTACTGTCGCTCGGCCTCGTGCCGGGGGCTATATCGTCGGCGCCTTCGCAGTTCGTGCCGGCGGGCCTCGTGCAGGCGCAGAACCCGAGCGCTGGCACGGCCGTCGCCGCGGGTACTATTGTCAGTTTTGTTTTGTCGCTCGGTGCACCCGCCACGGGTACCGCGTTCGATTTTGAGGCGACCGTAATCTCACAGTACGCGAACAGCCCGACGATTTTGCAGCTTGTCTCGAACTTGAATCAGTACATAGATCAGTCTACGAACTTCGCGAACTTCTATAATTTCGTTTGGAATGTTGACACGGCCGTCGGTTTTGGCCTCGACATATGGGGAAAAATTGTAGGCGTATCGCGCCTTTTGCAAATCCCCAACACGACCGATTACGTCGGGTTCGATAACGGCACGCGGTCGCCGCCCGACTGGCAGAGCATGGGCAGCGACCAACCGCCGTATAACGACCCGCCCGTGGGCGGCGCGATGTACACGGGATTTAACGCTACCTCGACATATCTCCTCGGCGACGACGCCTACCGGCAGTTGATTCTAGCTAAAGCGTTTGCAAATATTTGCACCACGACGGCGCCAGCAATTAATACAATTTTGCAAAACCTGTACGGGCCCGGTACGGCGTGGGTTCTCAACACGGGGCCGATGGCGATTTCCTATAATTTGACATTCACGCCCTCGGCTATTCAGCTTGCGATTTTGCAGCAATCCGGGGTCATTCCCACGCCGCCGGGTGTCTCATTCGTAATAAATACTGACGTGTAGTAGGATAACTGCCATGCCAAGCACTCTCGTTACGCCGTTGCTCATTTCCGTGCCGTTTGGCGTGGGCGCAGCGAATCCGACTTATATCAATTTGCCGATCCCGGTACCGTCGCAGATTTCAATTACCGTCAACGCGGCCTCGTTCACTGATGGGTTTCCCCCGAATACGATGACGCCTGAGGCTTCCGGCGGCCTTCCGTTCTTCGGTCAGGACATGAACGGCATATTATGGATGATATCGGCGTACTGCGCGAATTTCGCGGCCGGCGCACTGTCGAAGTACAACGCCACGCTGTCGTCGAATATCTCAGGTTATCCGGTCGGTGCGGTACTCGTGAACGCCGAGGCAACGGGTTTTTGGATTAATGAAGCGGACGGCAATACTACTGATCCCGATACGGGCGGCGCGAATTGGTTGCCAATGGCGGGCATCGGCCGTACGGGGCCGTTCAATTTAACGAACACCAATGTGACTTTGACTGCTATTCAGTCTGTTCGTCCGTATATTGCGGTATCGGGGGCGCTGACAGGTAACGTGGTCGTATCGTTGGTCGCAAGCGCCGGCCAACAATGGATTATATCAAATTCGTGCACGGGAGGCTTTACCGTCTCCGTAAATGCAACGGCCGGCGGATCAAGTGTTACGATTCCAGCAACCGGGCCGGCCGCGCCTACGTCGATTTATTTCGACGGCACGAATATGCAAAACACGGGCATAAGCACGGCCGGTCTCGCCCCGATCAATTCGCCCGCGCTGACCGGCACGCCGACAGCACCGACTGCCACACCTGCGACGACCAATACAACGCAAATCGCCACGACAGCGTTCGTACAGGCTGCGATCACGGCAGGATTGTCCGGGTACGCCCGTCTCGCATCGCCGATATTTTCAGGCACGCCCACGGCGCCGACGCCGACGGCTGGCGATAGTTCGCTGAGGCTCGCTACGACGGCGTTTGTGAGCAATGCCGCGCCCGATTATCGCGCGGGAACATTCGCTAGTGTGAATGGCGTAGCCGCTGTCACGTTCTCCTCCCCCCTGGCATTCGTGCCCCTCGTGATCGTGACGCCCAATTACGCATCCCCTGATTATGGATGGGTCGTGCCGAGTAGCATAACGACAAACGGATTTCAGTATCAGAACGGCAACGTTGGGACGATGCAATACCATGCGGTCAAACCAAAATGAGCGACGAATTATCGGAACTGCGCGAACAAGTCGCCGTGTTACGTGAGGGCCGCGCTGCCCATGCGGAGCAAATCAACGCAGTGGCGACACGCGTTGATTCGATCGCGAGTGATGTCAAAACAATTCTGGGGTACATGGAGCGCACCAAAGGCTCCTGGAAAACTTTAGTTGCGTTGGGCGGCGTGGTCGGGGCGATAGTTGAGGCGGGTCATTGGGTCGTGGGCTGGTTGCATGCTACTCATTGATTTCGTGATGGCCCGCGAGGGCTGCGCGCACGACAACGGCGACGGCACGGTTACGGCGTATTGGGACACCGCCGGCAAGGTGTGGACGATCGGATGGGGAACAACCGGCCCCGAGATTACGCAAGGTACTACGTGGTCCGTAGCGCGCTGCAAGGCTGCTCTGATATCCCGACTTGATAAGGCGCGCGGCGCGGTATGCGTCATAACGCCGCCGAATACACAGTGGCCGGCCGGCGCCCTGGATGCCCTGACGGACTTCGTTTATAACGAGGGGTCGGGCAATTACCAGGGATCAACCGTCCGCAAATGCGTACAGGCGGGCGATTGGGCGGGGGTCAAGACTCACCTACTTGAATGGGAGTTTGCCGGCGGGAAACGCCTCGGGGGTCTCATCACGCGTCGTGAGGGCGAAGCGGCTATGATTGGCGGCCCGGCTGCGGTATAATCCGCGCCTCATACTCAGGAGAATTCCCGTGACCACGAATAACCCTTTCGAAAACGTCAAGGCCGGCGTGGAAACTGCCGTCGCCAAGGTTGACGCCGCGGCCTCGACCGTCAAGGCCGACTACGCCAAAGTCGCCGCAGTCGTGTCGACTGTCAAGGCCGACGAAGTCAAGGCCGACAATGCCGCGATTGCGTACGTCAAGAACAACCCGAAAAAGATCGTGGCCGCAGTGGTCAGCATCGTCGGGGCCGTGCTCTCGCACTACGTGTGGAAAATTCTGTAAAGCCAGTTCAGGACCTACGCGACCGCGCCGTAATGGTACTCGTATCATCGGCGTGGGTCGCGGCTACTGTTTTTATATTCTTGCATCCGAGCGAATCAAATTTCGTTACGTGGGCGGGATTTGCTTTGACTACGACGGGGTGTTATCATTGGCTTGTCATCCGCGATTCAAAGCAGCCAGATGCCTAAAACTCTCGAAGAACGTAACGCATATCAGCGGGAATACGGTCATGGGAGCGAAAATACCGCCATCAACATTTGCCGCTTCGAAAAGCATTAGAATACCTAGTGAGAAATTCATGACTGCACTCCTCGCCCTGATTCCTTCGCGCGCCTACCTGTACGGCGGCATCGTTCTCGTGCTTGCCCTCGCGTTCGGTGGCTACACGATTCACGAGCGCAGTGTGCAGCACGCGAAGGACGTAGCCGCGGCGGCGAAAGTCGTCGCGAAGGATAACGCGGCCGTTGCCGCCGATGACGCCCACGCTCAAACCACGGAGGCTCAAATTGCGCTCATTTACAAACAAGCTGTTTCTATCCCTAGCGTCGGCGATATTGGCCTCGTGTGCCAGCGCCCCGCCCGTAGTGTTCCACTGCCCGCGGCCGGCACCGTCGCAGCAATCTCAACTGGAAACGGTCAAGCCGACAGTGGAAGCGGACATGCATTTGACCCTTCAGGACCTATTCTAACGAGGGCCGCTGCAGCCGATGCACAGATACGCTACTTACAGGGGCGTATCGCCGAGCTCGAAAAGCAAATGAACGACAGCCCGTAGGATTACGCCCACGCCCCGTACCGCGGGCCTCGCCATCCGCCGCGGGCGAATATCGGCCAGCCCTTCGCATAGGTCGGCAGATCGTTTAGGGCAGCTTCGAATTCCTCCACGCTACCGCGGCATAACTCAACTTCTCCAACCGCTTCGTCATATGTCTGCATGACTACGGGGTACCCGGCCCGCGTCACATTCTCTAGCCCGTGCATCATAATATCGCGGGCCGTGCCGCCGGTCGCATTCTGCGTGAGCACCCCGCCGTACAGATCCATTTGCTGCCAGCCAGGCGCCCCCTTTTCGGGGTTGCTGTTCTGTCCCCAATACGACAGGGCCAATTCCCACGGGCTGGCGTACGGCCTCGTGGCGGGCGTCAGTCGCGGCGTGTGGTAGCGGATAAACCGACCGCTCGGCAGCACCATATACAGGCAATCATCAGCGCCCATTTGGAACGATATCAGCCCGACGCGGAAACACTGGCCGGGAGTCTGCACGGCCTTGATTGCGGCGCCCTCAAGCCCGTATAGCTCCTGCCGTTCGCTTGGCTTAAACTTGTCGCGCGTCTGGCCGCCCCATAGTTCGACCGTGTTGGGCACGGTGTCTCGGTAGTCCAGTATCGCTCGTTTGATGTCCGCGTCGCTGTCGTAGTACTTATCGGCGCCGAATTTTTTCCAGCCGTTAACCCACGAGGCGTA